GATTTGATAAACTTTAATCTTATGTCTGTATTGTCCGTTTTATGATATAATTATTAAGTCTAATACCTAGTTCTGTTCTCTGATACCCACCCAGTCTAGGTGTTAGACACTTTTGTATATAATGGTATAATGTTTTATTATGACCTCTAATATTGGTAATTTCGGTGCTGATCCAGCCATTATAAAATGGACAGTTATTCGTGGAGACTCTTCTTCAATTATCGTTGACTTCCTTGAAAATGATGAAGTAACATATTATGATACATCTACCTGGGATTTTAATGCTTCTACTTATGATCCTAAAACAGATATTATTGATGAGTTGATTACAGTACCTGGTAATGGATTTGTTGAAATTAAAATAACTCCAGAACTAAGTACTAACTGGGGAACTGGGTATAAGTCAAAAGTTGCAGATTTAAACTTTGATCTACAGGTGACTATGGGTGATATTGTTTGGACTCCAGTTTCGGGAACAATTTCTGTGCTAGGCGATGTTAGTGGGTCTTTGTAATGGCCGTTGTAAAAATTAGAAATAACAAGACTAGCATTCCACCAGTAGTTAGAATTACTACTTCAAATGGCGATGTAAAGGTCTTTAAAGTAAGTAAGTAAGAAGGGTGGGGTTCAATGTCTGTTAGCAAGAGTATGGGCTTTCCAGAAGGCTCAAAAGCCTCTGATGGGTATGCCAGTAAAGTTCTGCAGCAGGCAAATGAGTCAGGTCAGCCAAACGTAACATACATTCCAGTACCAGGAGCAACAGGAGAGCCTGGACCATCTGGTCCTAGGGGAGAAAAAGGCCCTATGGGTCCAAAAGGCGAAAAGGGTGAACCAGGTCCAAAAGGTAAAGATGGCAAAGATGGCCAGTCTATGGTCTCAGTATGTGGACAACAGCCTGGATGGGCAAGTTATCATAACAAAAACATTAAGCAGTATTCACTAGGAATTTCTCGTGGAGATTCTGGATGGGTTTCTTTGGCGGTAGACGGATTAGGCAAATATAGCAATAGCACCTATCTTCCAGAGTCTTCTACAGAACTTTACAACAAGGATGCTGGCATGTTAACCTTCAGAGGTTTAAAGGTTGGATCAATCGTTAGGGTATCATACAACATAGAACTAGAGACCTATGTAAATAACACAGAGTTATGGATTAGGTCAAGTTTTGTAGGAATGGACCACTCTGTAGTAAAATTTGTTGGATGTTTTAAATATCAGCATACATATAACTTTTCAGTAGATCAAGAGTTCTACATTGAGGATAAAGCGCTTTGGTCTTCTGGTTTAATTCCACAGGCTAGAACAGACTATGATGCAAACTTAAAAATAAAGAGCATTTACGTATCTGTTTCATGATATAATTAAGAAGGAGGACTACATGGCATTTCCAGGAACATATAATATTAACTACTACGAGGGTGACACCTACGAGTTTATCATTTATCCAAAGCAGGCAAATGGAGCAGTTTATAATTTGCAAAATCAAACAGCGCTGTTTAAGATTGCCAATTCTGTTGGACCATCCCCTACATTTTCAGCCTCCGCCTCTGCTGTAATTGATGCAACTTACTCATACATTACTTGTAAGATTTCACCTTCGATTGGAAGATCACTAGTTGCTGGAACAACCTACTACTACGATGTTCAAATTTCTAATGGAGTTGAGAATGTCTATACATTGCTAAAGGGAACTATCTCTGTTACAGCAGATGTTACTGGTGCATAATGGCTATAGAGGTTTTGCTTTCTACAGATGAAATACAGGTTCTAGGTGGTCCTTCAGAGGTTCAACTATCTGTAGACTTTGGAGCACCAGGACCAAGAGGTTCAAACATTTTTACTTCAAAGGGAAATCCCAATACATCGCTACCCTCTTTGATTTCACCACAGGCATATGATCTATGTGTAAATGTTTTAAATACAGATCTAACTGGTTACGGATATCTATATCAGTATGTTTCAAATGCCGCCTCCGTTTTTTCATGGGAGCCAATTGTAAAACTAACTCCAAATATCTACTATGACAATGTAGCAGGAACGTTCACATCTGGTTCAAGAGTTGTGCAGGTTCCTTTGGTTAATATACTTGACTTGGAGACTGCACAAGGTCTTACAAGTGCAAACTTTAACGTTCAGTACACAATCTTAAATGATAAGCCAATTTCTTCATCAGTTTCTGTTGGATCAATTACTACGACTGTTGGTGGAGACCAAGTCCTACCGCTTACATTTAAAGCAATGGAATATAGTTCAGGGGCATGGGTTTTGCTTGATGATGTTGTTAAAACAATCAGTTTAGCAATATCTATCGTGGTATAATAAATGAGAGGTGATTTATAATGGCTGACGCAGATATTGGTTCAATCTATCCAACAAAAATACCAGGGTATGATGCTAATGCAGACATTCAGGCTGCCCTAAGACTTTATCACTATGGCTCAAATACATATTTGACTTCAAATACTGATGAGGCTCAACTAGTTAATCCATCGATTGCCTATCACCTAAAAACAATTCAAGATTCCATTGATGCTATTAACGCTCTTGGCGCTGGAGGGGCCGTTTCTGCTACAGAGCCAACAACGGTCTCCGAAGGATATGTATGGCTTGACACATCTTCTGCACCAGGAGTTTCTCCAGTCAACCCCACCGCAATTTATATTTCTACAACACCAACATCTCCAACTGATGGAACGCTTTGGGTAGTTAAGGGAAGTTCTCCGCTACTTATGAAAATTTATGATTCTGCAACTTCTACATGGAAGACAATAGGTGCATAATGGCAACTACAGAGCAAACAGAAAAAGAAATATTAAAAGAAAGAGCAATTGCTAAACTAGTTCAAGTTGTTGGAATGACTGAATCAGAAATTAGAGCAATGGGGTGGACAGAATAATGGCAACTATTAATAGTGCTCCAAAAACAGCATATGTTTATGATGAAGATACCAGTTCTTGGTATGCAATTGGTGGAAATACCAATACTGTTGCAAACTATACTTGGTCTGGAACACATAATTTTCAGAACACAGTAACATTTGAAGATGCTGTTAGAAATAAGGCAGGTGTAAACAACTTTGCAGATCCAGCAGCAAGAGATGCAGCACTTCCAGTTCCTGTTCGTGGACTAGTATGTTTTGTCAGACAGGATGCTTCTGCAGTTGCAATTAATCAACTACAGTTTTATGATGGAACAAGTTGGAAGTTTATTCATGGGTATACCACTTTGCTTCCAAAAATTGCAAGTTATGAGCCAGCGCTAGATGATGCTGGAAAGACTATTACTTTTGATTCTACATCAAATACTACAATTACAATACCGCCAAACTCTTCAAAGGCTTTCCCATTGGGAACAAGGTTTGATGTTTTACGAATGAATACTGGCTTGGTAACTTTCGTTCAAGGTTCAGGAGTTAACATATTAAGTAAAAATAGCAATAAGAATATTGCCTCAAGATGGTCTGGAGCAACAATTATTAAAACAGATACCAACACTTGGGTCCTAATTGGCGATTTGATTGCGTAGGTAAAAAATGCTAGGTTGGATTGGTCGCTGGGCACAGTCAAAAGGAATGAAACTTCTTCCAAGTTGGCTTGGAGTAGATAAAACTACTGCACAGTCTCAAATAGTTTCAGAAGGTTTTAAAGTTGGAACACTTACTGAGTCAACTTCTGATGTAGCAGCAGAACTAGCAAATCATAACAAGGTAATTTCTCAAACACCAGCAGCAGCAACCGCACAAGACTATGAGACTCCAGTAAATATTACTTTTAGAACATTTTCATTTACCCCATTTTCCGTATTTGGTTTTTCACCAACACCTCCTTTTGGTGTTTTTGGTTTTTCTCCATTTACGGTTTTTGGCTTCTCTCCCTTTACTGTGTTTGGGTTCTCGCCTTTTACAGTATTTGGTTTTTCTCCATTTACTGTTTTTGGATTTTCTCCTTCACCAGAAAATGCAGTAGGATCTCTATGTACTGCTGCTGACGTTGCAGCAGGGCCTAGTTACTGCAACTTTACTGGCTGTTGCGGTGGCGGGTCAGGAGCAGCATGCTTTGTTTGTAGTTGTCGTGCTTGCTAGTTTATGCTATAATTATTTAAAAAGGAGTATTAGATGTTAACAAATAATGAAATTACGTACGAGTGGAGCAAGGACAATCCAGATGAAAGAGGAGCAGCACTAGCCTTTATCATAGATGAAGAAGTTGTATATGCTGCACCATTCTATAATTGGGCTGCTGATATGATTCTAAGAGCAGACTCTTTTGTAGAGATTTCTCAAGATGCTGCTTCCGAGACTATTGTTCTTTCTATACTTGAAAATGGAGTAGAACTTGATCAGTTAGAGACTACAGAATACTTCGGTAGTATTTTATTGAGTAGCCCAATAATTAAAGACTTAAATGCATACCCCTATGGCAGATATGTCGTAGCACCAAATGCAAGGTTTGTAAATGATGAGTTTATTATCCTTAATATGTCAGTAGAAGGCTTGCCTCCTTTTATTACAGAGGAAGAAATCGCAGCACGACTAGCAATGATCGCAGCATCAGAAAATGTCTAAAAGCAGATGGCAACAGTATAAAGAAAAAAATGGAGTAACTCCCCTAGATCTTCTTAATCCAATGACACAACCAGCAACAGCAGAGTTGGCTGATCTAAGAATGTCTATTTGCCATAAATGCCCAGAGTTGCGTAAAGTAACAAACCAGTGCAAAAAGTGTGGATGCTTTATGAATGTAAAGTCTAAACTCAATGCTGCAAAATGCCCTATTGGAAAATGGTAAAAAAATAAGGAGCCTTTCGGCTCCCTATCTCTTTATAAACTACTTGGGAAATTTACTCATCCACATCTTGGTTCTAGGAGTAATGCCCTTCCAAGAAGACCAGTCGTCCCCACCCTTTGTCATGTAGTATGCAATCTCTGCATTCTTGACAGGATTAAATAACTCTGCATTTGACTCCAGATCAAACTTTGTTCTACGGTCTGGACCCAAAGCGTCAATCATATTTATTTGGAACATTCCATAAGACGAGTCACCAGTCTTGTGGTTACCATTAAATGCCAATGGTCTACCATTGGACTCTTTCTTTGCCACAGCCCAAGCAACAACTAGATCGTTGCCTTTAAACCCAACCAAAGACAAGAGTTCTTTAAGTTCAATATCTGTTAGGTGTGTTTTATTTTCAAAAGACTCTAATTTTTTTGCTTTAGAAACCAAAAAAACCTCTTTCGAGGTAGGTTCCAAAGGCTGAGCCTGTTCAGTACTAAGATTGTTCTTGCTGTCAGTTGAGGCATTGGCATTTCCAGTCAATACAGTAACCAACATTCCGATACTGAGTATGCTAATGATCTCTTTGTTTCTTTCGATAAATTTAATCATAGTTTCCTCCTTAGAAAACAATAACACCCTGGTGGGTGTCTACTGATAAGTATAGCATAATTTTGGCCATAAAAGC